CAGATGCGGCTGACGATCAGGCCCGAGCGCCCGAGTGGTCCATGCTTCATCGCGATATCCCCCTTGCCGGCGCGACCCTAGCAACCCACGTTAGGGCCGTGCTGTCGTCATGGCTTACGGAGTTATCAATTCGGAGCGTGGTTACTGCTGAGACTACGGCCACTTGTTATTCTTTCTTAACCGTAGTGACTGTAGCTGATTGAATCTTGCCGCCCTCGTTTCGTTCAAGGGAAATTTTCTTTGAGTTACCCATAGCCTTCATAGCTTCCGCTACTTTAGAGAGTGCCTCAGCCACAGCCGCATCAATAGCAGGCTTGGCAGCCTCTACTTCCTTAGACTTCTCTGGCTGTTCTTTTTGTTTCATTTCTTCAGTCTTAGTTTCTTGAATAAGCTTTACTTTAGTGGCGAGTGCATTAAGCTTATCAGCTTCTGTCTTAAGGGAAATCTTGGCGGATTCAATTTTAGCAATAGCACTATCCGTCTCAAGGTCACGGGCAATACGTTCAGCCGCAATCTTGGCAAGACCCTCTTCAACCTGCCGCTCAAGATTCTTGAGTCGGGCAGTTTCAGATTCAACCATCTTGGCTTGCTTCTCAACCATCTTGGCCTTCTCCTCGACTTGCTTGTTAGCTTCCTCGATTCCAGCCATCTGTTGTTCCATAGCCATCTGAGCTTCAGGAGCCATTTCACCCTGAGGAGGAGCAGACTGAGCCTGAGCCGCAGCCAATTCAGCCGCATGAGCTTCCTCTTGCATCTGCTTCTGTCTCTGCTCCTCAGCAACCAGTTCCTCAACACTAGGAACAATATCCTTCGGAAGTTCCATACCATCAGCAATGGCATTCAGAAGAGCAGCGCGTCCCTTCATACCCATAATCTGTTGGTCAATCGGATTAGCCGTAATCTGCAAGAACTCCTTCTGGTTAGCCTGCATCTGTTCTTTGATAAGAATGGCAGCAGAGCCACTAGGAACAATCTTGCAATCGCCCTTAATATAAGGGTCCGGTTCCGACAACATAATCTTTGTAAACGTCTGGTACACGCTAGGTTGAATAACGTTCAAGTCAATATTAGCGATAGCTCTGCGAATTCCCTTAGCGGCAGAATTCATCAGCATGGACAGACCGGTAGCCGTAGAACCTGCGCCGCCAATCTTCTCGTTACCGTAGGAGTACCGAGGGACGTTAGTAACGTCGTCAGCTTTCTGCTCAAATGCATTGAACACAGGCAGTAGTTCCTGTGCAATTATCTGAGGCTGGAAGAAGTCCACAGGCTTACCGGCATTACCAGTAAGACTTGACTGACCTTGCCAAACCTTGCCCGGATACGCAGAAGTAAAGTCCTCACCCGGAGCAAGCAGGTCAACAAGGACGACAGTCTGGAATCCAGCAGCGTGAGAGAAGTTAGTAGCCATACCACGCATCAGAGCATTGACAAGCTTCTGAAGGTCTTCCATCTGTTCCGGCAGAGCAACGCCAACCAGACTAGAAGGGATAGCATCCCAACAGGCAGAATGATAAGGACGGTCCTTCATCGGACTGTCATTAATCACTGCACGAATAACATGGTTACCAATCAAGATAGCATCAACGGGATACATCTTCTGGGGGTCATCAATCTTTCCAGTATAACCCCAAGCTATCAGGTCTTCTCCCTTGACATTACCCCAATAGTGAAGAGCATCAATAGTATCTTTATCAGACAGAAAATAGCTACCAGTTTCAAGATAGTCACGGTCAAAGTCTTCCCAAATCCAGTTATGGAGTTTGCCAACCGAGAAGTCTGAAAGGGCTTCGCGTATCTCAAGTTCCTTATACCCGTCCATTCCAATCAGGCTATAAAGGGTATCGTAGCTGAAACGAATTCGTTCAATCAGCTCTCCCTCTTGAATGTTTCTAGCGTAGGGCGAAGGATAGATATCAAACGGAGAAACACGCCGCCAGCAAAACACAGTCTCATCCGTAGGAACAGGCTTTCCGTTATCCCACTTGAGAACTCGCTTCGTCTGGTAGTAGGGTCCCTTCAGGACAGCAAAGGGATAGGTAACGAAATCTTCAATGAACTCTTCAAGGGCTTTCTTCCAATTACCCTCTTCCTGAGTATCAATGATTTTCTGTTCCATCCTAGCCATCGCCTGCTCAGAGATAGTCTGAAGCTCTTCGACGACCTTATCACGGACCTTACCGGCGAAAGCATAGGCTTCCTCCGGGGACATATCCATACCACCACGAATCATTTCCTGAGCCTTGGCCGCCGCATTCTCAAGAATGGCCTTCTTCATGTCATTAGGAAGTTCAGGGATGGTTGTGGATTTAATGGAGAAAGACTGACCCTTCACCGGAAGAATCATGTCACGAATCCATGAAGCAGCAGCACGAGACTTCGTACCAGTAATCTTGTAGTAAACCGGGTCGGCTCCACCTTGCGCCCTAATCATGGCAAGCTGCTCAGGGGAATACTCACCCTTACGAGCACGAAGGCAATTAAGTAGTCGCTTGCTTACATTGTCCTTGGAGTTACGGTTACGCTCCCACACCCTACGGATGTATGCAGACAGGCTAGACTGTACCTGCTCTTCACCCTCTGATTCTTTCTTCCTAGCTTCCTCCTCCCGCATCTTCTCAATCAACTGAAGGGTAGGAGTGCCAATAAACTTTGTATCAAGTCCAGTCATGTTATATCCAGTTAGAACCAATTAACCTGTCGAACAGGTCGAGCATGTACTCTAGTTTGCAGTACCTTCATATCATCGTAAGCAAACGTGAAACTCAGAGCATCGGCAACGTCAGGGGACTCAATGCCATGCTTTCTCATATCTTCTTTAGTCTGCAATTGGATTTGCAGCTTGTTGTTAATTCCATACTCTACTGAGGGGAGTTGCTTCTTCAGGTCTTCATCATTGGGAATCTTGCCACCGTTGATGAGCCAGTCTTTCATCCGACCCCAATACTCGCCTCGCTTATTTCGATAAGTCTTTTGGTCAATGGGCTTTTCAGCAGATTGGCAATCAATGACATTAATCCCAAGCTTTTTAAGGCGGTCCACCACGCCTGAACCAACACCGACACCATCAACACAAACCACCCCATTATTACCAAACTTGCGGTAAATTTCAGTGACCTTGCTCGCAAGTTCCATCGTATCGAGGCCACTAAATTTGAGGATAGGTTCATGGATGTAGTTTCCCTGTCTCATGATAATGATGCTTTTGTTATCGCCATACCTAGCAACGTCAACACCAATGATTACAGGAAAATGTTTGTAGTCTTTGAGGTTAACCTGTCTCTTAAGAGATTCGACCACAACATCAGTAGGGATGAACTGTGCCGCAGACACACGCGGGAATTCACCTTTAACACGAATCTTGACGAAGTCACTATCTTCGCCGTAGTCTTCAATCCATTCTTGGATTTGCTTCTGGTTTGCCATCTTAGCTTTACGGCTGTCTACCTTGTAGGTAATCCAGCGATGGTTCATCGTATTAAAGCAATCGAAGAATTTACCCTTGGTTTCAGTAGGGTTGCCGAATGCAAACCACATGGCACCGGGAGTGGTCATGGCACCTTCACTAACCTCCCAGATAATGTCCTCAATAGTTGAGGCTTCATCAAAGAGGTATAACACACCGGTCGTTTCGTGGGTACCAGCGAAAGCCTGTGAGTTATCTTTTGACCACGGGATTGCAGATGCATACCACCGGTCAGGCCGGAGGGTATGGTAGAATTTTGTAGCAGTCCAAACAAACCAATGACGATTGATAGCCAAGTGACTCCACTTAGCAAGTTCACGCCAAGTCTTAGTAGAAAGCTGGTTTTGAGTGTTGGCGGTGACGACGATTTGGGAGTTTGGTCTTGTGCTAATAAACCAGTGGATGAGCCAAGATACTAACGCAGTCTTCCCAACGCCGTGCCCAGAGGCAACCGCTACACGCAGAGCCGTACTCAGTGCATCCTTCTTTTGATTATGCAGTTCATCCCTGATTCGCTTAAGCAGTTCAGTCTGCCACTCATCAGGGCCGGTCATGTCAGCAAGTTCGCCTTGACCCCACGGAAAAACAAAAAGGACGTACCCATACGGGTCGTCCGTGAACTTTCCGATTTCCTCACCAAGCTGCTTTTCAGTCTCAGTGATTGCTTTCAGACTACCGGCTTCTTGTAACATTAATGGGTCGTAGTTTGACTATCATCCGGAACAGCAGGGCCAGCAGCTATAGCAACAGCCACACGGTCCTTCGCCTTACGGATAGCATCAATGAGTGCGTCACCGCCCTCAACCTGAATGCTCTGGTCAATCTGCTGACGAGGCTTACCGAATCCACGATTAAGGACTTGGTCAATAGCCATCATCACCCAACGAGGGTCAGGTCGCTGGTCCTTCGGAGTCTCAGGGTCTAATGCCTTTTCGATTAAATCCTCAAGGTACTTAATACCACGTTCCGAGATTCGCTTACAAGCTAACTCGACCTTGCGTTCAATCTCAGGCTTAGGGTCCTTACTTCCGACTGGCCTTGCCATTGCTTCCCTTCTTAGTACCGACAACGGAACGTTCACTAACGTCCCTGCGCTGAACGATTGGAAGCGGCATAGTCTCAGCCGTCTTCAAACCAGATTCCGTATACTTCTGCTTGACATTCTTCTTCATTTAGTCCTCCAACTTTTTAGGAACAGCTTTGCCTTTCTTTCGTTCATACTTGACCTCAAACCTATCTTGACGAGGACCAAGCGGGACAAGCTTCTGATTATAGTTCTTGTCCATTTCACGAGCATTAGCATGGGATAACATTTCCTGACGCTTACGGTCGTGTTCGGCATGACGTTTTGCAACCTCATCCCAAATCTTATCAGCCATAGAATTTTCCTTTAATGAGATTACTCAGTTCACTTTGAGAGGGGAGACGAGGTCCAGTCAGATGTTCCATATGAAACGGACTAGCCCCTTCCGGGGCCTTGGGAATCTTGTCGAGTCCGTGCTTGTCTTCCTGTGTGCTTGGCTTATCCATTACTTCATGTACTTCATTACGCGGTCAAGGAAGAAGAAGCCGATAATCATGTTACAGATATCTTTCTCCGGCTGACCAAAGACAGTGAGATAAGCCTGAGTTGCACCCATGCCTGCACCAGTAAGTTCAAGCCACTGAGCAATCAGGAATCCGGGATAGAGGAACACAACCCACTGAGTAGCAATGATTGGACGCATAAGCATATTCCAACCATCAACAAACTTGACACCAGTGAGCTGAAGCTGTGCCTTAGAGACTTCAGTTACAGCCTCAATAGCTTTACCAGCATTGTCCCTATCCTGCTCTCCCCTACGAGCTTCAGCATTAATCTTCGCCATTTCACGGTCATGCTTACGCTGATTCCGCTTGTCGAAGATATTGGCAATCTCAGGGGCTAGTCGTAATAGACCACCAGCTATAAGGGACTCAATAGCCATTGTTACTTCTGCTTGGTCTCATCAACCGGCGAAGGAACACGAACAGCACCAGCATCCTTGTTACGCTTATACTTGTACATTCGAACCACAGCATAACCAACAGCCAGAACCAGAACAGCGATTACAACTCCATCCATTGGAATCTCCTTAAAACGGTTTATAGAATCTCTTACCACTCTTAGGCGGGAGATTCTGAAAGTGTACCCAAGTCTTGGTATAGTCCGGATGTTCACACCACAGACCGAAGTCTACCAGACACTTCTCATTGGCAAGTAACCATCTACCAAGTGAGCCATCAATATCAGCAACGTCTACAGCGTTACCAGTGATATGCTTTGAGTTCTTAGAGGCACCGGGAATCTTTTCGTTATAGGCTCTAGGACGCCATCCAGACCGGAGTACTTCCTGTCCTTCATGCAGAGCCAGCAGCTTGTTAACCCGGTCCAGAAGGTCTAATGCGTTGGCATGGACCTCTTGGGTGTAATCCTCTTGATACTCACTTCGCTTATCACCGAAGTAGTTTTCTAGAGTTATCATCGAATCCCTTATCTAGTGCTGATTGCATGATTTCATCAGTGGCTTGTTCCTCATCCATAGCATCAAGCTCTTCATCAAGTCTCTGTGGGAGTATTTCCCTCAGGACTTCTTTTGTCTTCAGCTTAAGCATTAGGGAGTTACAAACTGCATATTCATGAAATACTCACGAAGGTTAAGTCGATTGAAGAAGTTTATAATCTGCTCATTGCTGGCCCAAAAGCTAACACCTGTAGCCACATTGAGTAGAATGTAAAAGACAACAAGTTCTTTTACCCAGACATAGGCACCTTTAAGGGTTACGTCTTTAAACTGTTTCTTCAGATACGTTTTTAACTGCTTCATGGTTATCTCCTATTAATTCTTTGTTTCTAAGAAAAGTACGTTGTCTGTGACAATTAGCACAAACAAGGTCACATTTATCTAATTCTTCTTTTATCTTTTTATCACCCCATCCAATATTAAATATTTGGGATGGATTAATAAATTTCTCTTTGGGGTTCCTATGGTCAAAGTCCATTACATAATATGGATACTTTATTTTACAATCTGTACAAGGCTTATCTTTTAAAGAACGTATAAACTCTTTTATTTTCTTTTTGCGGGTCTTTACATAGTTTTTATAGAGACCTTTGTTACGTTCATAATGAGATTCCCCATTAACTAAATATTGTGAACCACTTTTCTTTATTGTCATTATTTCCTCCTTTGAGGGTCGCTTGACTGCGAGTGTCTATTATACACCTATCTTTGTTTTTTGTAAACAGGGTCCGCAATACGCGCAGTCTAAGATTACACAGTAATCACAGACAAAGTAGAATAGGACACAGTAAGGGTCTTTGTGGTTACGGCGGGTTTTCCCTAGGGACCCTAGAAGCCTCTAGGAAGCTCTAGGAGGCTCAGGGTTAGTGGAGAGTAGGGTCCTGAATAGAAGGGTACTATACAGGGGTAAAGGCCCTGTATTGACCTGTTATTAAACAGCGTAAGATATCATATAGAATATCTTACATAGAGTAACCCTAGAGTACCCTAGTCATGCTTATACTTCTTATACTCTTTATACTTCTAAACTTATAAGTACTAGCTTGCTTATTAGGGTTAAATAAGATTACCCTAAGAGTATACTAAGGGAGGGTAGCATACTTTCACTGTATGTCAAATTTAGGGTCCGCTATATACACAGGGGGTTCCCTAAAGGGGTGGGGGTGTTTACACGGTACAAAGACCTACCCCCCCCTACTATATTAACCGCTAACAGCTAGGGGATTCAGGGTTCTCGTATATCCGGGACCCATACTGCCCGTTCCACCCCCTGCCCCCTTTTGTACCCTGAAAGACCCTATACCCCCTAGGGTCAACTAGGGTCAGCTAGCATAATTCTGCTAGGTGTTTCCCCTGTGTCCCTGTGTGTCCCTGAGGGGGCCGCTTGGTGCCGCTAGCGGTCTAGGGTGGGCAGGGGTCAAAGTTAGATAGGGGGCCCCTTAGACCGCATTGGTGCCGGTCCCCAAAACCCCTAAGGGCATGAATCGCAACCATAAGCGGGAAACAGGATCAAGTTTGACAGCTAGGGGCATGGCGTGATAGGGACCCTAGCGGCACACTTGACACAAGCCCAAAACTCCTGTAGGGACCCCTAGCATAATTGTGCTAGTACGGTTTGACCTAAGGGTCGCCATGCCTGATAATGGAGGTACCGTGGCAATCCGCTACGGTGCTGTAACGCTCTTTAACAGGATGGCCGGTAACTCAGCCCCCGCAAGGGGGAGGGGACCGGCTTACCCTTTTCTAGAGTAGTGCAGCCCCTACGCTGTAACTCTCAGAGGAGATAACACAATGGCACGCAACACGCAGAAAGCCGCGCAAGCGGCGCAGCCCGCCCCCGCCAAGGTCGTCAGCATCCAGGACGCGGCGGTATTCAAGCGGCTGAATGAGGCAAGCACCGCGCTCGTCAGCACCTACGGGGTCATTTCAGGCATCGTGTCTGACATCCTCGCGGGCAGCATCACGGGCGCGCAGGTCCGGGCATGGGAGCAGTCCTTCGCCAAGGACAAGAACGCCAGCAACCGCGCGCGGTCGGTCGTCAGGCAGTTGCAGAACGGCATCAGGTCCAAGACCAAGGACCGCAAAGCCAGCGAGGGCGGCAAGGTGACGTTCATCCTGAACGAAACCGGCGACGCCTACACGCTGTCCAAGGTCGGCCACAACCGGAGCGGCAGCCGGACGGCCAAGACCAAGGACGAAGCGGGCGCGGTCACCCTGTCCGGCGCGGTCGAGTTCCTGACCGTGTACCTCAAGGACAAGGACCGGACGCCGGCGCAGATGGCGGAAGCCCGCGAGCTTCTCATGCCGGTGGCTCGTCTGGTCGGCATCATCAAGTAACACGGCAGCAATTAGGCCCCTAGCGAAAGCTAGGGGTCTTTTTTTTGTCCTAGCATAATTATGCTAACCGCTAGGCTCCCTAGCGGTCCAATCCCTTCCCTGTAGATAGTTGACAAGTGACAAATAGGTAGGAGACAATAGCCTTACACCCACACACTACAGGTGATGTATGGCTCAGGCAAAGGCATATCAGCAGAGAATGGTGGGCATGATGCTGTTTCTGGTCCTGATTGTGTCCATGCTGTGAGATTAACACCCCTAATCTCACGGTGTGCCGCTAGGTATCCCCTAGCGGCTCCCCTAGTCCTCCCCTAGCCGTGCCCATGTCCTTGATTTTCCTTGACTTAAGGCCCAAAAGGGTTCATAATGGGCATACTGGAGAAGGTGTTTGTGTCGGAAACCGCTAGCATAATTGTGCTAGGTCCAGTCAGGTGCGAAATGGCACTAGAAAGCTACCGCGAGGCTAAACCGACTAGCCAACGACCGGGGAATCAGTAGGGGGCACAGTGATGGGGGAAGTCTGGGACTTTCTCACTGTGGGCACTCTGGGAAACCAGCTAGAAGGGTGGGACCGCTAGCCTGCTGTATGCGAGAGGGAACTCTCTCCGTCTTGGCTTTGGCAAGCCCGGATACCATTTCCGTGTGATGATGCACGCAAGCGTCCTTACGAGCGCAAAGCTCGTATGCGAGGGGGAGTCGGGCCACTACTGGCACGGCGAATAGAACCCATGCGTCCTGAAACGAACTCACGCACATAGACTGGCATACCCACGACCAATGTCATGGCGGGAAGGCAGGATTCTACATGGTGCCTCTGACATAGTGTTACCCGCTATTTCTCTCCCTTATAGCATGGTGCAAGTGGTGGCATAAGCCTGACTATTGGCCTGTCCAAGAACAGCCGTCTATCCATTGAGGCCATGCTGTAAAGCGGATACCTTGCCGCTGGCCGGATTAGCTCCGGGACTCCGAAAGGAGTCTGATAATCGTGGGACGAGTAGGGCCAACAGTACCTTTAATGAAAGATAGGTATATTCCTACCGAACTGATGTTTAGTCATGGCTCAATTGCCATGTTTCCCCGGCCATCGTGAAAAGCAAACCTATGCAGTCCGTGTGCCTGTAGCCGTGAGGCTAGAGCGTGTCACACGATAGCTGCTCTCAGTTTGCCTATTAGCTTTGGTAGTGAGGTCGTAGTAGATTGAACCCTAGCACAATTATGCTAGACCCCTTGCACAGGGAATGCCCCGGAGGGGCGAACGTGCTTACAGGCTATCAGCCTAAAACAGGAACCTGACCTAATGGCAACAGGTGGCAACCAATGGAAGTCCCGTTTAGTGACTATCCTTTTAGAGGAAAGCTGTACCAACAGCGCGCCCTCTAGATGCAACACGCCGTAATCAGGACTCTATCTAGTCATAGTTCAATACTAGGTATCAATCTCTTCGACAGAGTGCATTAGGGTCGAAATAAACGGGTAATTAGCTCCCACGCTGATATGTGGAAGTAGACTCTAGTGCATTCTGTCGAGGGGATTGTCCTCTCGATGGGTTAACAGCCCTTACCTTCAATGATGGGAGAATCATCGTGACCAAGACGAACTTCTACAAGACCCTGAACGAGGCCGACAAGCAGGCCGCCCGCGAACTCGCGGAATCGGAGTCCAAGCGCACCGGCAAGAAGGTGACGATGCTGGACATCTGCGGCGGCATCATGACCGACGCCGAATGCGCGGCCCCCGAGCCGCAGGCCGTGCCGGTGATGGCGGCGGCGTAAGCAACACCACGGCAGTCTGACAAGACTGCTGTCAACTCGGATGTATCTCCCTGCTAGTAGAGTCTAGGGAGTAGTAGTGTCCAAAGCGAAACTCCTTGTGCGGACGGAGAGCATGGCCGAGTTCATAGAAGATAGAGCAATCAGTCCCAATCCTATTGCCCCCACCTCCTGATAGGATGCCTAAGGGACGGGCAGGACGCTGTCACCTGCAACCGCAACCAGTAGAGAAGGAGAGGTATCATGGGAAATACCGCAACCGCTGTCAGCCGAACCCCGCCGAACAAGTGGGTTCCGCCCAATCGCCGCTACAAGGGTTCCTACCATTGGAACGCCTATTGGGGCCATTGGGACAAAGTTCTCGATGTTCAGGACGAACAGTGGGTCGTGCAGAAGGTGAATCTGGAAGGGGAGCCGGTGAATCGGCCCCGCAAGCACTCCACGCCTCTGGACCCCGGCACGTTCGCCATCAAGCCCTTCGATGTCAAGAGCATGACGACGTTCAAGAAGGAGCAAATCGCGGCCTAGCAGAATTATGCTAGGTCAAAGGGAATACGATGCCTGTCAAAGTAGTTCCGTTCTGTGAGAACTTCAAAGTAGTTCCGTTCTGTGAGAACTGCCGTATCTATCACGATACTGACGTTCCTTGTAGGAATTCACAAAACTTGCTGACTCAGATTTACTGCAAGAAATGTGAACGGATTCACTACAAGCAGGACCCGTGTGACTTCTCACCTGAAACAGCAATGGTGAAGGACAAACACAGGTTTACCTATCACGACAACAATGCTCACCGAGTAATCATCAGCATCGAGGCTGCAAACCTTGAAGCGGCTGATGAAGAGTTTATGCGGCTGTTTGTCCAAGACCCTGCCGAGTCGCCGCATATCAGCGTAGCTGTAGAGGATATCGGTAAGGGCAGTTTTGCTGTTATCTAACCACCACTGATGGAGACATTCCATGTCACAGAAGTCAGCGATGAAGAGAACCTGCAAATGGGAGCGTCGGTCCTTGCGTAGGGCCGAGGCCATTCGGAGGAACGAGAAGTATCGCGAAAAGTACGAAAAAGAAGCGAAGGAAAAAGGCTTGGAAGGCCCCGCTGCGAGCGCCTATGTCAATCACAAGATTGGCATTCCCAAGTCCAAGGTTGACTACACCCCGAAGCACTCAGCATGAGGGAGACTGCAATGACGCATTACTCCCGAGCGCAAAAGCCACACCAATTGTGGCCCAATGCCCTTTCACTGGCGGCAGCGGTGATAAAGGAATTCAAGAAGAAGAAAGCAATTCCTGTCCTGTCCTATCAGGGTTTCAGTGGGGCGGCATCGGCCACCGCACTGATGCTTGCGATAAGGCAACTGGACAATGAATTCCCCTTCATCATGTGCTACGTCAGGAAGGAGGAAGAGAAGAAGAATCACAGCGGCGGAAACAATCACGAGTGGGAGCCTGTCGGCATCCTTCCTGATTGGCCGTGGGTTGGGTTGTTTGTGGACGACCTAATCAGTACTGGAGAAACGTTCAGGCAGGTTGCCAAGGTTGCGAAAGACCTTCGGACCAGCTATGAACACACCGGGGTACAACGAAAGACCGTCATTTGGGACGAAAACACCCTGATGGCGGGATTGAATTATCCCGATGAAGGTTTGAAGAACATCGGCAAGACTTGGCGGCGCCGCTGAAAATGGTAATTTCACTGGATTACGATAAGACGTTCACCGAGGACCCTGCCCTCTGGTTGCAATTCATAGAGGCAGCACTCAAACAGGGCCATCAAGTCATTTGTTGTACCTTTCGCTATGAAAAGGAAGGGTATGACATGGACCCAAGGCTCCTGAAAAAGGTCAAGGTGTACTTCACAAGCCGTCAGCCCAAGCGCAGGTTCATGCAGGCTCTTGGTGTTGATGTGAATGTCTGGATTGACGATGAACCTCACTTCATCGTTGGTTGGTAGGGGAGTCACATGAAAGAACTCGTTACGCTGTTGGTGGTTGCCTTTGTCCTTTACATCCTGTTCGGCCCGTACCCGCCGGACCCTGACGAATGGAGGAACCCATGAACGTGAAAGCATTCGCGGCCCTCATGATTCTCAAGGTGTTGGGCCTAGTGGCTAGCATAATTGTGCTAGTCTTTGCTGTCGTGTCATTGGCCGAAGCCAAGACCATCACCATCGGTGAGGTTACGGTGCAGGGTGCCGCCTCTCGTTACGTTCTACGAACGGACCTGTGATGATGCAATCCCGGTTATCACTGGCTGTGGGTTCAGAAAGAATGGAGAGTAACAATGAACATCGTTCATCAAGGAAGACCCCATCGCGTTGTCTTAATTGACGACGGAACTCTGGATACCGTCTTAGAGGTTGATGGTATCCAGCATCGTTACGATTCTGTGTTCGTTCAACAGTATCGTGACTTTGATGGGTCGCTGACCGAGGTAGGCATCAAAGAACTCGCAATCCAATGCATCGAGCATCAGGAGAAAGACTGATGTTAAATCACCTGTGGGAAGAGTGGAAAAAAGACATATGGCGAGGACCTAACACAAGAGTCCTTGACCTCCTTGTCTTTCTGTTGCTGTATCTGCCCAACATGCTGCTGATGGGATTGGGGTTGAGCTTCTTCAACTTCAAGAACATTGGTATGTTTGTCCGCGTTCGGCCAGATTATGAAGTGACTTACTTCTATTACTGGTCGGAGTGGTTGAACATGAGGATTGACCTGTTCCGCGTTTTCGGGGATGGATATGCAATTCGTAGGCAGTTGGTCGAGTAAACGTGAGAAGGAGTGGCCCACCTTCTGTAAAGAAATAAGGGCTGCTGTTTGGAACAAAGCTACAAAGGGCATCCGCATAAGAATCATCAAAGTAGGTGATGAATTCATTGCCTATAGTTATTAAGGTGTAAGGGAGGGCCGCTGGGAGGCGGCCTTGTAGATGTAGCTGTGAGGTTAGAACTCTGTCCAGAGTCAGTCAAGGAGGTTGATTATGTACACGCTATTTGTCCTCAAGAAGGACAAGTCAGGTGTTCAGTATTGTGCCCGCAAGGGAAGAGCAGTAACCAGCAGGGACCGTGGTCTTGGTCTGCTGAACAAATCGAAGGCCGGTGTCCTGTTGGATACGTCCAACATGAGTGCTGTTGGCCTGTCTCACCTTGATACATTCCTAAAAAACGGGGCGAAGCCCGTTGCTGCCAAAGGAATGCCAGCCTTGCAAGCGGCAATCGCCCTTGCGTCATAGGCACCCCATCATGTCCATGCATACGACAGCAATTGCTACCGCAGCGATGGTCAATCGTTGGCCCGCTGAAGTTTGCGTACAATTGGCTGACCTCCTCAAGAAGGAGGACGAATTCCACTGTGATGTAGCTACATTCAAGTATAACCACTTTCTACTTGAATGCGGTTTGGTCAAAGAAGGTGATAAATGGACGAGGGTCTGAAACATGGCACGACAACGCATCATCGAAGGTATGAAGCGCATCTGTGCAAGCTGTCGCTTGTCGGATGCACATTGTACCTGTGACAACGAGGACCACGAGGCATACATCCACCGTTTCTTCGGGAGCAAACATGGCAAAGGAACTCAGCGCAGCATTGAAGGACAAGATTCGCGTCGGAAAGACCGCAAAGGACCACAAAAGCGGAGCGTGGGCGAGGAACGCCACCAACCGTTTAGCGCGGGGGCTGTGGTCTAACGGTACCAACAAGGAGTTCCCGACGCATACCTGTAACGGCAAGGGCAACAGCTCGAAGCCGCACAAGGGTATCCGTGGGAGCAAGGTAGCGTAGAGACTGCATATGGCTAGCATAATTGTGCTAGTTGTATGCAGCTTTCTGTTCGGTATCCTGTGTACCGTTGTCACCATAGGATACCGGGTCTGCACAGTGATTTACGGAAGTGACAACACCCTCAAGCTCACTGTTCAATTCCTGATAGGAATGACCATTGAGTCCATCAAGGACTACAGGAGGCATCACCATGTTCAAGGTAGGCGATAGAGTTCGAGTCAAAGTAGGAAGATGTTTGGACCCGTCATGGGACCCGATTCGTCTCAAGACAGGAACGGTTGTACATGGCGGCGACCAATACATCAGGGTGGATTACGGTGTGCCGCTGGCCTTAAACCTTCCACACTGGACGGTCATGGGTGAGAACCTTGAGCTTGCCGGTCACTTCATGTGCCATGTCGAGGGCCAGCGTGGTCCCGCTTATGTACATGAGGATATCGAGGCTGCCCGGAAGAAAGCCACTCGCCTTGCCTGTCAGCAGGCAAACCGGGGGCACAAGGTGTACGTCCTCAAGGCGGTCGAAGTGGTCGAGGCTGCCAAGCCGGTACTGCCGGAGCCGGTCGTCACCAAGTTGTAAGTCATGATTTCCAATTTCCGTGGTGTTAATTTCTTCCTTTCAAACTTCTATCCCTGTCGGGTGTTCTTTGAAGGGATGGTTTGGAAGTCGTCGGAACACGCTTACCAAGCGGCCAAGACGACAGATGTAGACCAGAAGAGACTCATCCAGAGCTTGGATACAGCCGAGGAAGCCAAGCGTATCACCCGGACAATTGTGTTCAAGAACAAATTCCAACGGCATGATTGGGATGAAATCAAGCTGGCTGTAATGGAAGAAGTTCTTCGTTCCAAATTCTCCAATGAAGTCCTCCAACAGTTGCTCCTCAATACAGGGAAAGAAGAACTGGTTGAGGGTAACTGGTGGGGTGATTTCTTTTGGGGAGTATGTCAGGGTAAGGGAGAGAACAATCTCGGTAAGCTGCTGATGAAACTCCGAGAAGAGTATCGTCTCGCCGCTGACGTTCCGTTTTAAAACCAATGGGGTGTGGCGGCAAAGTCGGGAGCCGCGCGCTGGCGGCTTGTCAGCGAGGTTGTAGGTTCGAATCCTACCACCCCAACCAATTCCGGGCGTATAGCTCAGTTGGTTAGAGCAGGGTACTCATAATGCCTTGGTCCTTGGTTCGAGTCCAAGTGCGCCCACCAATCTAGAAGGAGAAGAAGATGCGAGTTTCAACGTCACCATCATGTTGTGGAGTTCGCTTTATAACGGAACTCTATGACCAATTTACCTACTCCAGCATCAGTTTGAATACCAAGAAGGCACTCACTGTTGATGAGTGCCTTGCCAAGTTGAAGAGAGGCACTTGGCCGAAGAAGATGTACCTCGGTTTCTTTGCAGGCCCACAGATTAACAACAACCTGTACAAAGCCTGCTTGAAGTTCGGTTTCAAGGAAATTGAGAGGTTCAGAAACACCACCAGTAATCATATCTCGGTGTTGTGTTGGGTCCACCCCAACGCTGTGATTAAGGACAAGAAAGCGAAAGTGGAGAAAGCACGATGAAGAAGGTACATATCCTACAGCCAGTGGATAGCAACTACATTCGGTTGTTCCGCTGGCTAGGGTACGAGTATGTAGACATCATGGGCAAGCCTGACCTGATTTGCTTCACGGGTGGGGCTGACGTTGACCCTGAATGCTACGGTCACAAGCGGCACCCTACGACGTATTCTTCACCAAGCCGCGACCAGCATGAGAAGGATGTCTATGAGCTGTACAAGGGACTGGTTCCGATGGTTGGCATCTGTCGGGGTGGTCAGTTCCTCAACGTCATGAATGGCGGCACCATGTATCAGGATGTGAGTGGTCATGGTCGTGTCGCTGGTCACATGATGGAGATTCTAAAGAACAATCGTCATATCGTGGTGTCCTCAACGCACCATCAGATGATGAATCCCGGTCCCGACCATGTCCTTCTCGGTGTTGGTCATGAAGGTGGTACTCGCACCTTCTATGTGCCGAAGTCCCATGAGAAGGGTGAGGGTGACTTCTTCCGCACGGAGAAGAGCGAACAGGATATTGAGGTTGTCCTGTATCCCAAGACCAAGTCCCTCTGCTTCCAGCCACATCCGGAATATGAGCATGAGGACTTCATGGATATGCGTCTATATTTCCGTGAACTCGTGGAGGAACTCGTCAAATGAGCCAGAATGGACCATTAACATATTCAATGACAGCAGGTTTGATGTCAGGTTTGATGTCTTCGGGTCTGTATCCACTACCCAAGAAAGAGGAACCAACTATGGCCTATCTTCGGTCAATCAGAAGCAGTATCGAAGGCGGCTGCTGCGGTGCCGCTGAAATGCAGCAACTCGATAAGGGCATCATCCCTGAAATCATCAAGCAGGCAAGGTATATGCGAGTGGGGTTCATCATTGCTTGGTTCTGGGATAACCAGCTTGGCACTCCCTTTGCCAAGGACCTTGAAGCTTATGGTTTCAAGTTTGGTGAGCGATTCAAGAATCCCAACAGCGGCAACTGGCTCACCACCTGTACCTACACGCTGACTGAGAAGGACCTTCGCGGTTACTAAGGAGATAAGATGCGATTGATTAACTCGAATGGACCAGAAATTCTGGTAGCAGTAGAGTTAAATGGACAGGAGGTTGCTGACCTCTATTCATTGGCATCCAAGGTAGCTAATTGGGACAATGATAGGGACGTTCCGACTGTTCGTGATACCACCCGTTCACTGTTGTTGTCCTTGCAGCCATTGTTCCGGCAGTATCAAGGAATAATGCCTGAGGCAAGAACTTGTAATGGTCTGTACATTTCCAACAATCTTCGGATGGTGCCAAGAGAACAGCCGAGACAGGTGCAAGCGGTGGCGGTTGGTAATGGTCAACTTGTTGTACGGGATGCAGCCCCGCCTGTACAGGAAGCTGGTCCTATTCCGGAAGAAGTCTGGGCTAACGACTTGGTTCAGGTAGAGAGGAATGTTGTACCTCGTCCGCGTGCCCCCGGTAGGTTGCGCTAATGAGACTCATTGACGCCAATGATGTAGAGAACCCCAAGGTAGCTGTTGAGTTAGACCTTCAAGAGGTATCTAACTTACTCAAGCTGACCGGGAACATCCTGAATAACACCAAGTTCAGGAATGAATTCTGTACCCCTCTCTACACCCTTCTGTCGCAACTATACGACAGATACCCGGACATTCCACAGCCTTTCATTGGCCGTGTTGAGTTCGACAATTGGGGCATGGAAGATGACCCTGATGCTCCGGTCAGAATGCCGGACCATGACCCTGACGAGGACGAAGTAGAGCCGTAAGTCTTTGCCCCCGTGGCGGAATTGGTAGACGCAGCGGACTTAAAATCTGCCGGTAACAACCGTGAAGGGTTCGAGTCCCTCCGGGGGTACCAATCAAAAAAGGAGATTCAAATGTTTGTCTTTGTCATTGACCGTCATGGAAAGCATGACAAACCACATATTCACACTGAATATCGTGGTGGAGAGTACGGTAGTATCGTGAAGAAAGATACTCTTGAAGAGGCAAAGGTCTTTGCCGAAGACCTCGCTAACAAGAATCCCAATGCTACGGTTACCATTCTTGGTCCGATTGGTTCCGTCACTGTACCACAGGAAGTAATTACCAAGAGTCCTTCTTGGTCATTACTGCGCTGATTATGCAAGTAATCCGTCTGTCCCGTAGGAATCTTCAAACCCTACTGAACAAGCTGGATAGAAACAAAGCCGGAGGTAACTCTCAATGTACCATCCTGAAACGCAGAGAAGGTCCGGCCTTCCTCGTTCAAGGAGTGGAAGATGAAGAGTATTACAAAGGCGAAGAGCCGGGTCCAATGCATCCGTTGGACGACCCTAACCTCACTCAGCATCGCTAGCATAATTGTGCTAGCTGGTTGCACACCAATTCGTGTGGCTAACGACGTTCATTGTATCGTCGTACCAAAAGGAGTGACCGATGAAGAAGTAAAGCAACATTGGAAACTAACAGTATCTCTTATGTGCCAAATCCCTTAATGGAGAAATCCAATGAGCACCCATAACAAGACCGTCAAGTTCAAGGACCTTGCCTTGGACGCGACTTTCATTCCCATCAAGCTGGCCCCCTTCTTCAAGAAGGACCCGTGCAATGGGCAGGCGTATCTCAAGAAAGCAAACGGTGTGTGTCCCCAAATTGGTGTCAGCAAGATGCTGGACGATGGCACCATCACACAAGGCGGAGTGTTTTACCCGGAAGATATCGTCCATCCGGTGAAAGTTCCCTTCGGGTTCATCAAGGAGTACGTTAACTGATGTACACCTATTACTCATTGAAGTTCAAGGACGGCACCGAACAAAACGGTGATGTGCCTTGCTTCAACAGCATCAAGTACAACATGGCAGAGTCCTTCAAGAAAGGATTAACTGCCATCGGTCTGTCAGGTCCTATGGCTGGAGTGTACAAGAACAAGGAGTTCATGGACATCATGCGTGCGGCCTTTCCCAAAGGTCTCATCAATGATGATGGTTCAGTCAACATGGGGTACAAGGCAGACTTGATTCTGTTTGCCCTCTGCACCATGCGCCAGCCGACTGAGTTCAACTACCAGCACTTGCTGCCGGAGTTCATCAAGGAAGTGAAGGAGCAGTACGCTGCACTCAAGGACCCGCCGTTCAAGCTGAGTGCGCCGTTGTTTGCTGCTCTCTGTAACTTCCCCGGTGACGGTAACAAGGATGGTACGTTCCGTCCGATTGTTCTGTCCAACTCCAATCATTGCGGTAGCTGCTGGTTGAGCATGACCTTCAAGGACCTCTATGCCCTCGCGGAACAGGAAGTCTTTGATGGTGTGCAGAAAGTCCTTGACGCGAAGCATCCGTCTTGGACCATCGGCTACTCGTCAGTCTCCCTCGCTGAGAAGCGCAATGGGGCCTACTGCGGTGGCGGTGACATCAGTTGGCGCAAGGACAAGAACACGGTCTGCAAGAAGTTCTACGGCACGGAACAGCCCAAACTCTATTGGACTGAACCCAAGCCGAAGGACACCATGACCCCGAAAGAAGCTGTAGCGAAGCTGTTCCAGTTGATGGTGGATAACAAGCCCAACTAAGGAGGGCGAATGAAGATAGGTCTTGTTGGTTCGGACCTTGAGTACGCTGTATTCCAGAATGGCAGGTACAAACCCGCCGGTATCCTTCCCATCGTGGGGACCAAGGGTGACCCGGAGGTACTGAAGAATGGTGGTGTGGAGATTGACTGCTGTGCAGTCGAGATTACACCGCCTCCTGCCAAAGATGAGGATACGTTTGTCTCGAACATCCTCAACCTTCTGAACGAGGTGAAGAACAAGTATTCATCCGTTCAGCTTCGGACGACAGCAAGTTGGCGTTTCAGTCCGAAACTGTTAAAGACAGTTCCATACGCCAACGTCATGGGCTGTATGCCTGACTTCTGTGCTTGGACGGGAGAGCAGAATCCCCGTCCGAAAGGGAAGAAAGGTCTGCGTAGCTTCGGTGGTCACATCCATATCGAGAACGGTACGGTTGACACCATCAAGGCTTGCGACCTGACCCTTGGCATGTGGTCGGTGCTGGTGGACAAGGACAACCAACGTCGGAAGCTTTATGGAAAGGCCGGTGCCTTTCGCATGAAGCCGTATGGTGTGGAGTACCGAGTCCTGTCAAACTTCTGGTGTGGTGATGAAGCAAACATTCGCACAGCCTTCCGACTGACCCGCATGGCTCAGGAGATAGAGGCTGATGTTCCGGCTCTCGTTGAGCAGTTCGGTGGTGCTGACTACATCCAGCGAATCATCAACGATGCTTGGAAGGCGAATGCTGCTGAGGTCGCTGCTTACTTTGGTATCAAGGTGGCTGCATGAACTTAGACCAACACCAAGTAGCGGAGTTTCAACGGCATTGGGGTGATTCCTACATGCTCTACAAGGGCAATCCTGTCTATGTGCAGTCTGTGCATGGGCATGATGTGAACGTAGTGAATCTCGCCAATGACGACCGGAAGCTGTCTGTCCCGATGAAGGAACTGGAAATCTTTAATCCGGAAACGGGTTACTACAATTCAGTTTCGACAATGGGATTCCCTCTCGCTGTATTCCTGACTCGGTTACCCCGGCAGCATCAGAGCCGTGGTTTCTCAGCAAGGAACGCAGATGTTTCCATTCCGTTGTATAAGGATAAAGGCATCGTCTTTGGAGAGCACAATCGTTCTTTCCATAATGAAGTCCTGTCCTTTAGCAATCAGGATTATGGGAGGGGGCGAGAGAAAATCAAGGCTCTCGTCGAATTCAAGCGTGGGTCCAACAATCCCGTTTTCAAGGCAGTAAAGGAGGATTGGCGGGAACCCGGCGCTCGGATTCCGAAGGACAACGTCTGTCCATCTGTAGCGTTATCTAAGAACATTGCCGCTATACGAACCAAGTGGGGGTATCTTGTGCTGATGTACCGCAAGACGCCGATTGGTTTCTATAACGAAGGCAAGGTTTACCTCAACACTGTTGCTAGCTCTTACAAGGAACAGTTGGAAGAGCTTCAGCTAGGAGAGTTTGTGTGGAATTAGCACAGCACTTAGGGCGTCAAAGCCTGACCAAGGCCAAGAGGATGAAAGATGGTGCCATCCTCGCAACCTCGGACTTGCTCGGTATCGAGGTCGAGCTTGAAAATATCCATGACGTAGCGCATTGCCCGAAATCATGGATGGTTCATGCTGATGGTTCACTGCGTAATGAGGGCAGGGAGTTCATCTTTGCCGAACCATTAGGTGGTGAAGCGGCTGAGAAAGCCATCATTGACTTCGAACAGTACATGAGGCACTACAACGAGGGTGCCCGTAACTCTGCTCGAACGTCAACGCACATCCATGTCAACGTGGACGATATGGATGAACTCGAACTGGTCAAGTTCGCGTGTCTGTATCTGATGTACGAGAAGCACATCTTCCGTGCTTACTCGCCCGAGCGTGAGAGCAACCATTTCTGTGTCCCTCTGGGACAGTGTGATGGTGTGATTGAATCGCTCCGTAACCTCTATCTGAATCGTTCTTGGAAGAGCTTCTTGGCGATGCAACGTGACGAAGCTGGTGGTCGTTACGGTGCCTTCAACATGATGGCTATTCCCAAGTTCGGTTCGATTGAGTTCCGACACTTCATTGGTTCCACCAAAGCGGAACAACTGATGGGTTGGTCAAACGTCATTCTTCTCCTGAAACGGTTTGCGAAGGTGAATCGTACCGATATGAAGGACCTCCTCAGCGATGTGTCCCGTACCGGCTACATCAACTTCACTTACCAGACCTTCGAGAAGAAGATTGCTGACAAGTTCATCAAGGTTCCTGCATTTGACCAGATGATGGTTGATGGTGTGCGTCTTGTTCAGTCCATCCTCCATCCCGCTGAAATGAAGGTGCCGCCCGATATCGAGAGGTTCGTCGAGCGGCGAGAGAAAGAACTCAAGAGTAAGAAAGAGGCTGCCCGCAAAATGCTTGCGGACAAAATCGAAGATACTCGGAGGTCCCTTCAAGAAGCCGGTCAAGAAGGGGGCTTTGCCGCCCTTGAAAAAGCCGAAGCCGCAGCGCAAGCGGGCCAAGGCGATGCCCGGAATTTGGTGGTAGACCTTGAAGCAGGAGGAGAGGTAGGGTGGGGGCGATTTGAAGTGCGCCCTGTTGAAGCTGAAGCTGTTCGTCCTGACCCTGAGCTTGAAGCTGCTCAACGACGACTTCAAGAACAGGAACATGAACGGCTGATGCAAATAGTGCGTGACGCACAAGCTCGTTGGGCGCGTCAAGGAAACAACTGGTAATCCATCCCATGAAGGAGACACCTTAATGTGTGGTTTGTTTGGTACGTTTGGCCCCGGCGTGTGTAGTGCTGACGTTCGGGTGTTTTATGAAGGTATCCAAACCATCTTCCTTCGTGGACCGCACTCCACAGGGATTGGTTTTTGGGACACCCATCACCCCGGCCTTGACTGGATAAAGACCGCCCAGAATTCGGTGGACTTTCTTCAGAACAAGGAGGTTCGCAAGAAGCTAGAGGGCATCAAAGACCCATTGGTTCTCATGGGTCATGCTCGCTTTGCTACTCGCGGTGCCATCACTTCGAAGAATGCCCATCCGTTCCAGCATAAGAAGGTCTTGCTGGCAATGAATGGCACCCTTCAGAACATCACCGGGATGAATGACTTCAATAAGTACGAGGTTGATTCAGATGCAGCGTCATGGCACATGAATGAGTATGGACTGATACCGACGTTGAAGTCCTTACAAGGTCCGTTTGCCCTGACATGGCTTGACGGCAATAAGCGAACGTTCAACATCGTTCGTAACTATGGTCGTGACCTGTTCTATGCCAAGCACCCTCACCGGGCTACTTGGTATTACAGTTCAGAAGCCAAGCACCTTGACTGGATTCTCACTCGCAATGAGAATAACGTCAACAAGAGAGAATGGGATATCAAGGAAGTCAAGCCCCATACTCTACTCCAATACCGATTTGACGACAGAGGAATTCTTCATGTCGTTGACTTGGATAAGGAGCTGTTTCCAAATTTTCACCATCGCTCTTCCCAGAAGGAGGACAACACCCACGCTGGGGTTGGAGCGGATACGAGGAGTAACGACGATGTGGTGTTGAGCGGTGCGGATTTGGATGAGCAGTTCCGTGAACACTTGGAACGTGCTCGTGATAAGTGGGACAACTACAGAGGCAACAGTCCCAATCCACATCCGAACATCATTGAACTCGGCCCTCGCCGTCGGAGTTATGGTCACTTCGATGGTCCGAAAGGTCCCCCTGAGAAGTACTTAAGGGAAGAGTATGGTGTGTCCGTCAATGATTGGATTCGGGTTAAACTCATTGAGTTCAATCCTTATGCAGTCTCGAAGGACCCCAATCACGGCAAAGCGGTTGGTGAGTTCGACAGTCCAGAAGCACCGGATGTGTACATCAATGCCCATTCCATTGACCTGAACAAATGGAAGGACAAGAAGTTTACTCCGGGGTACTATGCCTGTCGTGTCTCTGCCATCACTTGGGTTGACCAGCATGAGTCTTATGCCATTCATGTGAATGAGTATAAGCCCATTTCTGAAATGCCCAACATTGGCGAACCGGTGCGGGTCAAGAAGGACGTAGTCCCTCCTGCATTCAATTTGTTGAGCCTCCCCAATAGGACGTTCAAGCCTGAACCGAACAGTCCTATGCAGAAGTGTCCGGTAGGAATGACCAAGCAGGAGTTTGGACGACTCACTGCGAAGGGTTGTACGCTGTGCAGAAACAATCTCCATCACCACAAGAAGGATAAGGTTTACTTCGCCTTAAAGATTCATCCCCTCTGCGATGGCTGTTACAATCAGTACAGACATGAGGCCCGGATGGACGACCAGAAGATTGCCGAGCGTGTTATCACTCTCGTTGCCAATCGGATGGAGGAAGAAGAAAGCCGAAAGAAGAGAGAAGAAGCTGCTGCGAAACGGCTTATTGTACCGGCTGACATGAACTAACCCTAGCATAATTATGCTAGACACCAAGGAGCTAAACTCATGCGTGTGATGTTCGATGCAAACAACTTCGGTGCTAACTCTCCTCGTTACCTTGTGGATGCACTGGAAGAACGTGGAATCTTCGCTCGTATCATTCTCCACGAGGATTCACAGTACCGTCCGAAGCCGGACGATATTGTGATAAATTGGGGATGTGCGCCTGACCGCAATTGGGTGCCGCCTCATCGGTTGAATGAGCGGCGGAATGTCATGCTGGCTGTGGACAAGCTGGATGCATTCAGGAAATTCAAGGAAGCCGGGGTCCGAATCCCCGCATTTACGGAGGACTACAATGAAGCACTCAAATGGTCAGCCGAGAAGCGAGTTGTTGGCCGCTCCCTGTTGCGGTCCTTCGAGGGACAAGGCATCGTCGTCACCGCTGCCGGAACTCCTCCCGCAAAGTCTGACCACAAAGGACGCCGAGTGTTGCTCTGGACAAAGTACATCCCGAAGAAGGAAGAGTACCGAGTCCATGTCTTCAACGGCGAGGCTATTGACATCGCTCAGAAACGCAGACGCGCTGGCGCAAAGGTCAATAACGAAGTCCGTTCTTGGCGTAATGGCTGGATATTTGCGCGTGAGAACATCAATCCTCCTGAGGGACTTAGGGAGATTGGCGTTGCCGCTGTCAAGGCTTTGGGTCTGAATTTTGGTGCAGTAGATGTGGTCTGGAACGAGAAGAAGAATCGTTGTTACGTTCTGGAAGTCAATACAGCACCGGCCATCCAAGAGACTACGGTCGAACGGTATGCCGATGCCATTGCGAAGTACGTCAGGAAGTACGCCGCTAACCGGAGATAAGTATGGCACAGCAGTTCTACTTTGATAAACAAGGCAGACTGTACTACGGCGATGAAGAGCAGAAAGAAAAGCCAAAAGTACCAGATGTAAAGAACCCTTTACTGTTTGTCTATGGAACCTTGCGGTACCATAACAAGCATCTGCTCAAGGGCGGTACACTGATTCGGCGGAATGTATGTGCGCCTCATCATTATTACCTAGGGATATACAAGCAGTATCTCCCGGTCATGGTTGCCTTCCCCGGTGGGGGCAACAATGGCTATGTCATGGGTGATATTTATCAGGTGCCATACGACCTGCTGCTTGAGATTGACAAATTCAAACTCAAGAACAACAGTCTGTACCAGCGTAAGGCAATCGTTATCGGGGACTACGGTGAGTATAAGTGTCAGACTTATATGTATCCGATAGACAATCCCCCGTCAAGCAAGCGCACTCACATACACTTCCCGGAATATGTTCGGGGAGATTATGGGAAGTATCTCGATTCATTAATCAACGAAGAGGAACTCCTCAATGGCTAAGACAGCCCTCGTCAGCCTGATGGTGGAAATCCCGGAAGAAGAGCAGTATCCGGAAACCTATATCATGCAGAAATTGCGTGATAGCCTGTGCGTTCACAACGATAAGGATTCGTTCTTCAACGAATTCCAAGTTGATGTGATGTATGTCCCATCGAATATTCCCGAAGTTCTGCAAAAGAAATGAGTACCATTCCGGAAATCATTGTCGAATGCCGTATCCTTGAGAAGGCTTGCACGGCATCCTTCTGTAAGAACGGCAGCGAACTCCACGCCAACATCGCAGAGGCCGCTAGGGAACTAGCGGACTTGCTTGAGCTTCATGTTGATGTGGTTCCGGAACTGTACAAAAACAAACCACGAGTGGAGGTAGGATGAAAGTCTTTGTCTATGGTACTTTGAAGAAGGGGTACCACAACCATTACCTTCTTAAGGACGCAAAGTATCTTGGTAAGAACTTAACCTTGCCGAGCTTTACGATGCTCAACCTTGGTGCCTTTCCCGGTGTAGTGTTTGGTGGTAACACCCCTATTCACGGTGAGGTCTATGAGGTAGACGAGGCCACCTTCGCTCGGCTCGACCGGCTCGAAGGGTATCCCAACTTCTACAACAGAACCGAGATTATTACTCAATATGGTTCAGCATGGATGTATCATCTGAACCGTGAAGAGTACCATGTCGGTGCTGTTCTTTCCGGAGACTGGAAGTGAAGTGGAACTTCCGTGTTGTTCAGTTCACCGTGAATGGTGAGACTCACAAAGAGATTTGTGAAGTTCACTATAATCAGGATGGTGAACCCATTGCTTACTGTCCTGCTCAGGTGGCTTGGAGTCCGAATGATGGTCAGTCCGGACTTGAGTTGCTCAAGATGATGGGGACAGCCTTCAATAAGGACACGCTAACTCAAGCTGATTTGAAGGAAGAGAATGTCGAACCCGACAAAGAACAAGAGTAAGCCAAGAGTCTGTGAACAATACTTACTCACAATAACAACTCCTACCTTTGAGGGTAAGCTTGTTATTGAAGATGAAAGTGTAGTAAGTCAGGAACCCATACTCCGCTGGATGCAGTACTGGACCTTCTTTGACATACAACTGTATTGTCAACGTCGGGGTTGGGAAATGAAACTGACAAGGGTTGATTCATGAAGGAAGTAGACACACAGGCAGGCGGTAAGTTTAGGCTTCCTCAACCTGTCTTTGCTGAAAGGCCGACTGTCAAGGGGTGGTTCTGGCTGATGCGACAGCTAAAGGAACTCCGGGTCCGCCAGTGGAAACGTAGCGGTAGATGGTCTGCCTCTACTAGAAGTTGTAGTGCAGGGAACTATGCAACAAGAGAGGAAGCATTAGGTAATTTGCTTGACCTCTTGTTTCGAAATCCTATGCTCTACCGGAAGTAAGCCTAGCATAATTATGCTAGACAAGAACTACAACAAGGGATAATATGTCAGGCCCATGTGGTGTCAACCCGGTCACAGGGTATTGTGATATCTGTCAGTGCTTTACTGCACAGAAGGGAGATACAAATGAGTTCTTCTGCATTGGTGGGGAGTTTGACCAACAGCAGAATCAGAGGCACCGGGATGAAGATGAACTTCTACCTGAACAAGAATTGGAGTTTAAACTTTAATGAATCTCTTTACAGAGGAACAGGTCACTCAATTCATCTTAGACAATCCAATCAGAACTGATGGTGCATTAACTGAGTATCTGATTAGTATTGATATAGAGGATGATGGTGATTCTTATTCCCGTGTAACGCTTCCATTTTGGTTCCAGAATGAACAAGTGGTTACTGATGTTTTATCTTTCCTGACAAAAGCTCATGCTCTTGGAGCACAGGTTTATTTAAGGAATGGTGAAGCAGTAGTTGATTTCTTTCATTCTGTGTGTGACCCTGATTGACAAATCAGGAATCTGCTGTATAATCCATTCATGCCGCAGGGGTAATAAGTATACCTATAAGGGTGTACCTTAGTAGTACTGAACAGAATCTATAAAGGAGATTAGTAATGAATCTTTGGTTTGTAACGTATAACATTGGTAAGATTGGTGGTGTTGACCAGCCTGTTGTGACTGGTGAGGGTACTGTTGATGCTGTTAAGACAGCTCTTCGTGACTTCCATAACAACTTTAATGTTGGTGATGCTGTTGAAATAAGCAAGGCTGTTCTTGTTGGTCGAGTGGCTTTCCATGGCGTTAAGCAGGTCTAACATAGAGGCAATAGAACGCGGGGTGGACTCTGGCCGCTGTCGTGGCCTAGAGGCCCCTTGTCCCTATCATGTGAAGTCAGATGAAAGCAAGTACTGGTATCGTTCCAGATTGCTAAAGCTTCAACGTCCCGATTGGGACACTAGCAGAATTATGCTAGAAATAGAAAAACAAAAAACAGGTCACCTACGGTGAAATACATAAGAACAACCACGGCCTCCCGCAGAGCCGCTAAGAAACCCCCAAAGTACGAGTATAAGTTACAGTATCAAGCTGTCCAGAAAGGTTCTAGGACAGTTATAAAGGGTATCCCACATGTTACGGAAGCTGGTAGCATCCGTATGTCTGCTGCTCTCTACTAATGTCTTAGCTCTTGACCTTGAACCCTATGTGTTTGCTAAGGTTCAAGCCGGTCATGAATTCAGTAAAACGATTGACTACCCTTCCGCTAGCGGACTGGTGGAATTGGGGATTACCGTAAAGGAATACCCCAACCTCGCTGTGTCATACCAGTATTTCAAGATGATAGAACCTATTGGCATTGACCTCCAATTCCTTGGGGTGAGCTACAAGTTCTATCACATTTGGAATAAATGAAAACCATTTATCACATTTCATTAGATAGTCCAGAAGTTCAGGGAATTTTTGATGTCAATGGCAATTTGTTAGGTGCTTGGTCAAGTAATGATGCAAATTGGAGGTCTGAATATTTCTCTGAGTTTATGGAACAACTTGGAATTCGAGAAGAAAATCCAAGTAAAAGTTTGAGAGATAACATGAAAAAGAAACTCTCAAATTACTTCAAAGGATTTGAATGAAACGAATTGCATTAGACTTAGATGGCGTGGTCTATCAGTGGACGGCCACCGCCTGTTATCTTCTCAATCACCACAAAGGTTACAAGTTCAACCATCTTGAGGTTGATAGCTGGGACTATCTTGAGGATAGGGTCAGCAAGAAAGATTGGGATTGGTTGTGGGACGAAGGCATCAAGCTCGGCTTGTTCCGCTATGGCTCTCTATACAAGGGGGCTGTGGATGGCATCCGTAGCTTAATGAAGCTAGGCGAAGTGGTTGTTATTACCTCTAGACCCAAGCGGTCTGCTTGTGATACGATTGCATGGATGGCCTACCTTAATCTCCCATTCACTGAGTTCCATATCTTAGGTAAAGGTAGCAAGATTGCTGTTGTACCGAACATCACCGTGGCAGTTGACGATGCTCCTAAGCAGGTCAAGTTCTACACGGATGCTGGTGTTCCTTGTGTTGTCCCCATTCATAGCCAGAATGCTTCGTATGTAAAAGAGAACAAGGATAACAAACTTATCTATCCGGCTAATGGTTGGGGTGATATTGTGCTGGCTGTTGAGAAGATTCTCAATGGCTAACATACCTAACGGAGTAAATGAAGGTGTCAAACACGATGTTGGTAAACCTCCTATTGGTCTTATCTCTCGTTTCTTCATACTTGGCATTGCGCGCGTACTTGCTTTCGGTGCAAGGAAATATGCGGCACATAATTGGCGGCTTGGTATGGCATGGAGCCGCGCTGCTGATGCTGCTTTGCGTCATATCTTTGCATGGATAGACGGTGAGGACTTAGACCCTGAGACTGGTGAAAACCACCTGTATCATGCAGCCTGTGAACTGATGTTCCTTGCTGAGTGGCAGGAGACAGGAGTTGGTGTTGACGACCGATTCAAAAGACCAGCAAAGAATCCGGGTTAAGTTAATCTACTCTGACAGAAGTATTCGGATTCTAAGATTCAAGAATGAGAAAGATATGTACTGGTTCATTCACAATGAAGGGGACCATTTAATGAAATACAAGGTACTTGATGGGTAAGTTATACGAAAGAAATCAACCATGCCCTAGTCCTAAGTGTGGTTCCTCAGATGCATTCCAAATCTACATCCAAGATGATGGAACCTTTGATGGTTACTGCTTCAGTTGTAACCATTACACGAATGACCCTTACGATAACAAAAAGGAAAACATGGAAGTTGTACAAGCACAAGAGATAGATAACGATGAAAAACTATCCAGAAATATTGAAAGCCTGCCTAGCCGAGCAAGTCCAACTCGCGGACATACTTCAGACACTACCGCCTACTTCGGAGTTAAGACTGAATTATCTCCGACAGATGGCACAACTGTCACGGCTCACTACTACCCTGTGTTTAAGGGAGATAAGCAAAGCGGGTGGAAAGTTCGAAAGTTCCCCAAGGAGTTCTACCATTATGGCGATGCCAGAGGTTGTGAACTCTTCGGACAGCAACGAGCTAAGACCACAGGTGCTAAGCGCCTCTTCATTACCGAAGGAGAAGAGGATGCGATGGCACTCCATCAAGCATTGGTGGACAACGCCAGAGGGACTAAGTGGGATTATCTTAAACCGGCTGTTGTCTCGTTGCCGCACGGAGCCTCCTCAGCAGTAAGGGACCTGTCAAATAACATTGACTTCATCAAGGGGTTCCAAGAGGTCGTCCTTGTATTCGACATGGATGAACCGGGTAGGGCCGCAGTAAAGGAAGCACTTAAGCTTCTGCCTACTGCTTTAGTGGCAGAGCTTGAGGAGAAAGACGCTAATGAAATGGTTCTCAAGGGTAAAGCAAGTGCCCTTTGTAAGGCAGTGCTTTTTAATTCTCGCCGTGTTAAGCCTGCTTCAATTGTTTCCGTTGATGATGTATATGACCGTGCAATTGCAATGCCTACTATGGGGTTGTCTTGGCCTTGGGATTCCCTTACTAAACTTACTTACGGTATCCACCGTGGCAAGTTGTATGGGCTTGGCGCTGGTGTGGGCATCGGAAAAACGGATTGGGCGAAAGAGTTGCAGAACCATCTTGTCAATGTACATAAGATGCCGGTCGGCGTATTCATGCTTGAGGAACCGGTTGGTCGGACCCTCAAGGGAATAGCCGGTAAGTTCTATGGCAAGCAATTCCACAAGCCTGATGGTAACTTCACACAAGAGGAACTGAAGCAAGCAATTGATGGTCTGAAAGGTAAGGTCTGGATGTATGACCACTTCGGTACCAAGGACTGGTCGGATATCAAGTCAGCTATCCGCTACATGGTAGTGGCTGAGGGAGTGAAGGATATCTTCCTTGACCACATGACTGCCCTTGTTGCCCATGTATCAGCATCAGAAGCTAATGACTTACTCAATACGATTCTGTCAGAGGTCAGTGGTATGGCTAATGAATTGGACTTCTCATTCTACTACCTGAACCACCTTAACCCGCCACAGAACGGTCCTCCGCATGAGCGAGGGGGTCATGTCCATGAGAGTCAGTTCACTGGCTCAAGGGCTCAGATGAAGTGGAGTCATTATCTCTTTGGTATTGAGCGTAATAAAGACCCTGAACTCCCTGAGGAAGAGCGGAATACCAGTCAGTTTATTCTGCTTAAAGACCGTGAGTTCGGTCAGGTGGGTAAGTTCGATATCTACTATGACCCAATTAAGGGAACGTATTTAGAACCAGTGAGGATGTTCTGATGATGAAAGTTGATTTTGTTGAACAGTTTGTAATGGACCCTAAGAATCCTTGGTACGGTAAGGCTAGAAATGTAAGAGTGGAATATGGGGGTCATGCAGAGAACTGTGTTTCTACTGGAAGCCTGTGGCTTCCTTGGGACATAACACATGAAGAATGTGAAACTATCTTGAATATCTTAAGACGAGTTTCTTATTCAAAGGATGAAAATGAAGAGGGCTAAAAAGAAAGCTAAGTGGTATCTACTCTCTACTGTATTCTGTCCCGGCTGTTCTAGAGAGGCAACATACAGAGAACCTAGGTATACAAAATCACCCGCTAAGGCAAAGCGATGAAGAATTAGAAAAAGTATTAGAGGATTTAAAGCAATGCTGACATATGATGTGGAAGGTAATGCCCTAGAGCTACAGGATGTAACCAAGATACACTGTCTCTGTACCTATGACAGTGAGACAGGACAGCAGAATGACTATTACAATGATGGTTTTATTGACACTATTGCTGATGGGGTCGGGCATCTTGCCGCCGCCAGCCATCTGATAGCACACAATCAGATTTGGTATGACTTACCAGTTCTGAAGAAGCTGTATGGATTCGAGCCTAAGGGGGAGGTCATTGACACCCTCATCATGTCTCGATATTTGAACCCTGACCGAGTGACTCCCTTCAATTACGAAGGGCCTGATAAGAATAAACCTCACTCGATTACGGTCTGGTCTTTTAGACTAGGAAAGAAACCAAAGATACAGATTGAAGATTGGTCGAAGTTTACTCCTGAAATGTTACAACGGTGTAAGGAAGATGTCATGACAAATTGGGAGGTTTACCAAGCTCTCCTTAAGGAGGCTCAAGCATGAATATGAAACAGAGACTAATGAATTTAATTCTTAGTGGTCAATTAACAAAAGAAGAACAGATACAGGCTATGTTAATCCTGTTTAAGGTTAGTAGAAACAGGTAATGATGTCATTACGAACTACTTACCAGTTTGATGCGGGTTACTTCTGTGCAGGGATTGAAGTTGATATGAACCGTGTAGTAAAGGCAGCACCTATACTCAAATGGTCTATCAACAAATCCGTGGATGATGTACTTCGCTTCGCTCAGGCTAAGGGATGGAAGGTTACGGAGGTTAAGTATGAATGACCCTGTGTTTAAGATAGAAGTAGAAGAGACTGATGGAGGTGAACTTATGATTCCCGGCTGGTATTTCTGGGATGAAACTTGGGCTTCCTCTTATGGTCCTTTTGAGACGGAAGAGGAGGCTCGTACCCGATTAAGTGAATATATACGATACAACTTGGGCTGATTGTCACACAGTAGAACATAGAGTTGCCCAAATCATTCGAGAACAAGAATTAAACGGTTGGCAACTCGACATCCCTCTCATAAAGAAACACATAGAAACCCTTGAGGGGATGATAGAACAAATTGACAATGAGGTACTGCCCAACATCCCGCAGTTCAAGCGGTCTGATGGATTCGTGGCAGAGCCATATCTTAAGAATGGGGAACTGAAAGCCCATGTTAAGAAGTGGCTGGTCAAGCATTATGGTGAGGACTGGAAAGAGAAGTTTCCGGTCAGTGGTCCTTTTGAGAAGGTCTACTATGAAACCATTAATCTTGATTCAGACCAGCAGGTAAAGGAATACCTGCTTGGTCAAGGCTGGCAGCCTACTGAGTGGAACTATGGAAAGGACGGAGAAAAGACAAGTCCGAAGCTTACTGAAGATTCTTTTGATTCTGTGGCTGGCAACACCGGGAAGCTTATTAGTAAGCGCATGGTTATTACTCACCGTCTTGGGGTGCTTAATGGGCTTCTCCGTGACGCTCGACCTGACGGAAGGATTGAGGCTAGAGCCAATACAGTAGGTACAAACACCTTTCGAATGCGTCATGCTTTAGTGGTTAACATCCCTAAGGCATCGAAAGAAGTGTTCTTCGGTAAAGAGATTCGGTCGTGCTTCATAGCTAAACCGGGCTATGTTCTCATGGATTACGATGCAAAGAACCTTGAGAATCGGATGATGTGTCATTACGTCAACGACCCGGCTATGACTGAATTGATTCTGTTTGCCACTAAAGAGGACGACTATCACAGTCGTACTTGGCATCTGTGTGAGGAGTTTATTAGCAGTCGAGCAACAGCTAAGAATGTTAATTACGCTCTAATCTATGGTGCTGGTGACAAGAAGTTAGGAACCACAGCAGACCGTCGTCCTGATGGTTGGTCCTATGAACAGGTTGGTAGAGAAATACGCGCTCGTATCATGAAGGGCCTTCCGGCTCTTGACAAATTGGTAAGAGGTGTTAAACTCGCCGCTCGTCGTGGATTCCTGTGGGGATTAGATAAACGAAAGCTTCGGATTAGGTCGGAACATTCAGCACTTAATACGCTGTTCCAATCTGCCGGTGCCGTAGTGATGAAGGTAGCAATGGTGTTGCTTGATGATGCTGTTCGTGAAGCTGGTCTGGATGCTAAGAAGGTTGGTGACTTCCATGATGAAGGCATCTTCGAAGTTCTTCCAGAACACGCTGAGCAGCTAGCTGAGTTAGCTAGAGCTGCTGTAATCAAAGCTGGTGTGTTACTTAAGCTCAATCTGCCACTCGAAGCTGATGCTAAGATTGGTGATAATTGGGCACAGATTCACTAAGGAGATTAGGTAAATGAAAGTTGCTGAGTATCGGTTAGTTCCCATTGCCGATTTAGAGAAGTACAAGACTGCCAACACCCAACAGCGGGCTTTTGACGCAGCGTTTGAGTTGAATGTCGAAGGTGAGAAATACAAGGTTGTTAAGGTTTTAACCAATAAGAAGAAAGGAGAGGTTGTTAATGTCGCTTAATATGAATCAGATGATTGCTTCGGCTCCGGCTACTCGCAAGGAGTACCCGGTGGCGAAGGCTGGTAACCAACCGGCTCGTGTTATCCATGTTGTTGACCTTGGTGTTCAGAAGCGTGAGTGGAACGGTGAAGTCAAGGAACCGGCCCGCCAGCTCTTTCTGAACTTTGAGCTTGTTAATGACGAGTTCGAAATGGATGGCGAGAAGATGCGTCACCGCATCAGCCCGCGTCCGTACAATGTGTTCAATGACCAGAAGGCTGCCCTTACCAAGCTGCTGAAGGTGATTGACCCGCAGGGTGAACTTCAGGGTGACCTTAGCAAGCTGGCTAACATGGCTGTCTTTATCCAAGTCATTCACAACAAGAAGATTAAGGATGGTAAGGAAATTGTGTATGCCAACTGTGGTCAGATTAGTCTGCCCATTGAGGGTTACCCGGTCAAGGAACTGAGTCAGAAGGCTGTGGTGTTCTCATTCGATAACCCGACTGTGGAAGACTTCAAGGCTCTGCCCCGATTCCTGCAAGAGAAGCTGAAGCAGGCTGTTAACTATCCCGGCTCAAAGGTTGAGGCGGTGGTTAAGCAGTTTGAGGCTGAACAGGGACAGGCTGCAAAGTCTATCCCGGCACAGTACTAAGTAGAGTTTCATAAACTAGTAGGCAGTATTGGACCGGGCAATCCGGTCGTTATGAAGCGGAGTTCTCCAGCCCGTGCCTATACTGGAGACCACTCTAGCATAATTATGCTAGGGTCGAACAATAACAAGGAGAAAAGTGTATACAAATAATGTAAAGGGTTATGATTATGCGTTTAGTACCAAGAGTTACGGTGTCGCTATCAATCCTCAGGCGGTTCGTGAGAAGCGCAAGATTGACAAGAAAACTGGCATCGCTGTTGAGCTTCAGGAGCCTAACTACTTAGTGATTAACTTCGCTAACGGGGCAATCGAGTTCACGGCTGACCAGCTTCCTGCGGCTATCTCGGCATCTGTTCACTTCACGAATGAGTTGGACCATGCGGTTCAGGCTTACGAAGAGCAGAAGCGTCAAGACAAGTTAACGCTGGTTAAGAACTAATGACCATTGCCCTGATTGACGGGGACATCCTGACATGGAAGTCCTGCTTCTCAGCAGAGTACAGTGTCTATGAACTCCCCGTCGAAGAGGGTAGATTTAGATATCGGAAAGAGGTTGATGCCTTCATTGATTGGAACTATGATGAAGAAGAAGGTGAGTATATCCGTGGTACCGTTATAGCCCATAAGATAGTTGAACCATTCAGCAAAGCAACCGCTGCTGCTGACCAGATAATCAACAGTGTTCTTACACATACTGGCGCTACGAGCTTTGAGATATACATATCCGGTGCAGACAACTTCCGACTGAAGGTAGATTACCCTGTAGTTTACAAAGGCAATCGAAT